CGAAAAGACCAAATCTAACGACAGAAACCTCAAACAACTGGCTTTAGAGTTTGATATGACCGATATTAAGTCTACAAGGGCTGGAGAACACCAAGAAGGCTATCTAAAACGCAAAAATAAGCTATCTGACAAGGAATTTGCTCAGGCTGGTGAAGCTATGGCTCATAATCAGAAGATGCAAGAGGAACAGCTTGTTCAGCAAAGAATGAGTGGCGCAATGTGGGGTAATGGTGGTAATATCAACCTCAAATCCGTCATGTCAGGGCAGTTTAAACCTGTCGCAGACGAGTCCGTTAGCGTTTTACCGAAAAGTGTAGGACAATTTGTACCACCTAAACCTGGCGTGGGGACTATGAATGACCATGAGGGTTTGAAGATTAACACCAGCGCGGAGTAAACATGAAGATACCAAAGGGGATGCTAGACAGAGATGAGTTCTTTAGGGACATCATCTACAAATGTGAAGTTTCTTTGGCATCTCGTAAAGTAGACTATGCCTCTCTGCGTAATTGGTATTTGTTTGGTAACGGTCCTGACGAAGCTCCTGCTCTTTACAACAAAATATTCCCGCACTTAGACCAGGTTACTTCCTTCCTGTATTCGGCTGAGACAACTCGTTTCTCTATCAACCTGGGCGCATCTGTCCCTGAGAACGAGCACAGGAAAATACCAACCCTTACCAAAGCGCTCAACAACGAGTGGCTAAATAGCAACGCTGACCAAGTTTTTTCTACAGCTACTACTTGGGCGCTTGTCTACGGGACAACTTACGTTAAGCTCATCATGAACAACGGTATTCACCCGTACATGGTTGAGCCTGGGTGTGTGGGCGTGTTGCGTGAGGATATTACCTACACCGACAGGCAAGAAGCCATCATCCAAAAATATTACATCACCAAGTCTGAGCTATACACCAGACTGTACAGCCACCCTAACAGGGACAAGATTATTCAGCGCATGAACTCCATGCCACATGAGAGGACTGAAATTGCGAATGGTCTGGAACGTATTATTATTTCTCAGTCTAACCCTACTATATACGGTAATGTTAATTTGGATTTGGCTGGTGGCAATCGTTACAAAGCTGAGGTCTCTGAAGATACGGTAGAGATGACCGAGCTGTGGATTTGGGATGATGACGCAGCAGATTACAGAGTTGTAACAAAGGCTGACCCAGACATTATCATTTACGAACGCTCGGGCGAAGAAATGTTTATGAAGGGTGAGTTGCCGTTCATTCAGATTTGCCCTAACCCGCTGTACGACTATTACTGGGGCGGGTCTGAAGTTCAACGCCTGATATACCTTCAACAGTTACGTAACAGACGGATGACAGAGATTCTTGACCTGTTGTCCAAACAAGTTTCCCCTCCAACGGCTCTGATTGGGTTTACAGGCATCCTTGATGAAAAGAACTTTGCACTCAACCGTGCGGGGGGATTACTATCCACAGATATGCCTAACGCTAAGGTAGAAAAGTTAGCGCCCACTATGCCTCCAGACCTCTTTGTTGAGATGCGGGAGATAGATGCTATGTTTGAAGAAGCGTCTGGCGTAGGTAACGTTCTCCAGGGTAAGGGAGAAGCAGGGGTCAGGTCAGCAGGACACGCAAGCCAGTTAGCCCGACTGGGGTCATCGAGAGTAAAAAAACGGGCGCTAATTATCGAAGATTCACTAGAAAAACTGGCTACTCTTTACCTCAAGTGTATGCAACTCTATGATGATACCCACCTCAAAGATACGCACGGTGTACCTTTCATTGCCGAACAGTTCACCAAAGAATTTACGGTTAAAGTGGACGGACACTCTAACTCCCCGATATTTACGGAAGACACCCGTACCCTGGCGTTCAACCTACTCAAAGCGGGGGCTATTGACAAAAAATCTTTACTTGATTTAATAGAGCCACCAATGAAAGAAGAACTCTTGGAAAGATTAAAGCAAATGGAGGCAAAACAGGCTGCGCAGCCACAGCAACCTCCTGGCGAACACAAGAAAGAACACAAAGCACCTGGCGGTAAAAAGGAGCAATAATGGCAACAGGAAATGTAGGAGGTCCACAAACTCAACCCAAAGCAGACCAGCCACGGGTGACCACGGAAACTTTACGCAAACAAACTACTGGACCAGGCTTGACACAAAGAACCACTGGTGTTAGAAATACGTCTGGCGGTAGAACCCAACGTAATTACGCCAGAACCTAAAGGAAAAAATCATGATGCACAGATACGGTAAAAAAGGTCGCAAGACTCGTAGATAATTTCTTGAGAGAGAAAGAGGGTGTGGCTGCCTCCCCTTACAAGTAGGTGACCGCTGCTAAAGGAGAAATCTCATGGCACGTAAAGCTCGTAAACACAAGCGTAAGTAATTTCTTGGGGGCAACCCCTTGAAATGAACCGACATTGGACGGTATGTCGTAAAATACCGTCCACCCTATTGACAAATAGTTTGTAAGTGGTTACAAACTAGGGCAAGGAGAAAATATGAGTGTTCCGTCAGATAAGTTAATGGAGTTAATGGGAGGACAAAGGTCCGCTGGTACTCCTGTCCCTAACGCACCCCCGCCTGGGGCTAATATGTCTGACGCTGAAGTTCCTCCAATGGGTTCACCTATGTCTACCCCAGAGCCTAAAATGGGTTCTAAGGAAGCAGCAAAGATTAACCTCGGTATGGCTCAGGACTTGCTTGAGCAATCATTACCCGCATTAGGCTCAGATACCGAAGAAGGTAAAGCAGCTCTAAGTGCAATAAGTGCAATCAACAAAGTTTTGGGCGCACGTAAAAACAAAACAAACGAATTACAACAGTCAGAGATTCTTCAGATGTTGCAGACACTTCCACAAGCTGGTGGTGGCACTCCTGAAGGAAAAGCTATGGCTGCTGCACCGATTCCTGGTATGCCTCCTGCTGGTGGTATGCCTCCCGCCCCAGGTGGTATGCCACCTCCCCCAATGTAATCAGGAGTAATCATGGATTTATTTAAACCCAGAGGTAATTCTCAACCACGTAGACCTACCGACAACAATAAGAAAAACGGAGTTGTTATAAACACACCCCGTTATGCTGAGTTTGGTGGATTGTCTGGCGCATCTAAAGTTGCTGCCAACATGATGCGTGTAGAGAAGCCAGGTGACGGTAAAAAAGTTATTTAATACGATAAGAGGGTAACATCATGGCATTAGAAAATCTTTCCTTAGAAGCACGAGACGAGTTAGCATCATTGATGCACACTCTGGCTGAGTCCCCCGACACACGGGAGGACATTCTTCGTTTGACTAAAAAAGTTAAACCTGGTCTCAACATTCCTGAAATTGATTTGAAGGACAAGACCAATAGCGCACTTGAACAAATGCGTCAGGAAAATGAGTCATTGCGTAATGAGTTCAGAACTCGTGACGCACAGGCAGAACTAGAGAAACGCAGAAAGTCACTTGTCAAAAAAGGTTTGGTTTCATCTGAAGATGACATTGATGCGGTAGAAAAACTTATGTTAGAGAAGAAAATATCTGACCATGAGACGGCTGCCGAGTATCACAGATTTATGAAAGAAGCTGCGAAGCCTACTCCTACTGGGTACAATCCTTCCGCTGTTCGCCAATTTGACCTTGGCAAATACTGGAAAGACCCACGGGGCGCTGCGCAGCAAGAGGCGGTTAGAGCTTTCCAAGATTTGAGAAAGCCACAACGCCCAATCGGTTTGTAAAAGAGGGTGTAATTTTGTCAGGGCAGAGATGCCCATCTTTAAGGAGCTAATATGGCTATAGGTGGTGGAATTCTGCCCCAGACAGGTAGTTCGCAATTCAATGAGTTGACTTACGTTACTCGGAGAGCGTTCATTCCGAAACTGGTTGTGCAGTTATATAACAGCACGCCTCTAATGGCAGCGTTGATTGCAAACAGTCAACAAGCCAGTGGTGGTGTTTCTTCAGTAACTGTACCTGTTCAGGGTGCACAGTTTGTTAACGCACAATGGTCTGACTACAGCGGTTCATTTGCTCAACCTTCAGTCCAGCAAGGTGCTTATAACGCTGAATACGACCTCAAGTTGATGATTTCTCCCGTACCGTTCCTCGGTATGGAAGGTGTTGCTCAACAAGATGCTGCAATCATTCCATTGATTGAAGCTCGTATGAATGACGCAACCAACGTGATGATGGATGCAATGGCAACAGCCTTGTACAACAACACGACAAACAACCAAGCCTTTATCGGTCTCCCCGCAGCGGTGGAT